ATTAAAGCTAAAGAACAAGTTGAAAAAGACTTCAAAGGTGATCCAGATAAAGTTAGTGCCGCTAAGAAAGAAATTGATTTAAAGGCAGGAGTTAATAAAGAACCAGAGCCTACTTCAGTAGAAGAAGTATCTCCAACCTCAAACATTCCTTTGTCTAAAGAAGGCAAGGTACTCGTAGCAATACCAAGAGAAATAGGTTCTGATGCTGTACGTGTAGCATCTGTTAAACCGGGTAGACTTGATGGTGTTGCACAAGTAGATAGACCGGGAATGTCTGCATCAGACTTACTTGGAAAATTTAAAAATAACCCGGATAGGTTTTATCTTGGGTATGTATCTCGCTCGCTCGTAGAAGATGAAGCAACCCTTCGAGCGCTGAAGGCTGATGGGAACAGGGAAAAGCTATTTGAAGTCTTTGAGCCTATTGATGAAGTAAATGCACCAGAAGGCACAGTTAAACCAGAAGTACAGGAAACAAATTCTGCTAATGTTGATCCTTATGAAATAGGGACGCATGAAATGTTTGACACTACAAAGCTTACAACAGATCAAGAAAACGCTTTTGTGTTTGCATACAAAACTATGACTAATACAAAGACAACAAAAGCTGAAATAGAAAAGATGTTTTTTGGGGACGGAGAAAACAGACCAACACTAGGTAAATTTCTTAAAGAAGATTTATGGAGATGGACAGAAGATATACTGTCTAGTGGATGGAAGCAGGAAATAAATGGTGTCAACATACCTCTTGGTCAGAGGGTAAACTTATTAAGAGAGTTGCACGGAATACTTGCAGACGTTGCTCCGGGTGGTATTAAGAAATCAAATGTAGATATTGAAACAAGTGTTAATAGTCTAAGAGATATTTTTTCCAGATCGAGTGCAGAAGAACTAGCAGATATGGAGAGAGTTCTTCGCCTCACAACTAAAAATGCAGGGGTATCTCCAAGAATTTTACAAGTTGATAGAGAAGCTGAAACAACAAGCGGTCTTTATAGGAGATATTCTCGATCAATTATAGATAAAGATACAGGAAAAGCAAAACTAAAGGGTAGATATAATTATCTTGGTTTTACTAAAGTGGGTATGGGGAAAGGTGATAACCAAGCAGCTCCGAATATTCCACACACCTCACCATCATTTATCTTTGCACACGAACTAGGTCATTGGGTGTTTCATAATTTATTAGACCCATCTGATTTGCAAAAATATTTTAAAGCAGTAGGTCGTCATGTTGATGAAACAGGAAATTTAACGACTGAAGGAAGCGATTTTCTTTTATCTAAAGCTCCCAGATATGAAAGATACATACAAAAAAATGATGGATTATATAAGCAAAGCACGGGTCAAACCAACTGGAATAAAAGTCCGGGCGAGCATTTTGCTAACCAGTTTGCTCTGTATCTTCATCATCACCATGACCTTATGATTGTACCAGATAGAGGTCTGTGGGAAAAAGTTTCAAGGCTAGTTCGTTCTCTTTGGGAGAAAATGACAAACAAAAATATTCTTGATAAAGAGTTAGAGCCTATCTTTCAGAAAATAATTACAAACAAGGATGAGTTTGAAATTCAAAAGTTTCATCTACCTGCACGTGAAGTTACCACAGCAGGTGGAAGAACATATCAGTCAAGATATGTTCAATGGCTTGAAAGTTATCGAGGTTTAAAGTTGGCAGTAGAGGACGACAATCCTGCGGGGATTATAGCTTACGCAGATGAGTTAGCTAATGCAATCAACGGGTCTACGGCAACTGACAGACAAGCAATGATGGCGGCTAGAGCTAAACAAAGATTAGCAATGAAAGAGGGTCGTGATCCAGAAGCAGAAGCTTTCAGAGGTTATAAAGGTAGGTTAAGGGTCTTTGATGACAACAAAAACTTAACGGATAAATTACGTTCGGACTACAGAAAGTTAAAAGAAATGGTAGCACAGGGGACTGTAACAGAGTTTTTACCCGGTGAAGATATGGCAACTACCTCACACAATCCAGAAGTGATCGAAGAGTTGAAAGCATTTCTACGATCAGAAGAATTTGACAGCAACATACAAGGGGCAATGGATTTATTTAACGATCAGTTTCTTTATTTAGAAGGTGCTGACATTCCAGAATATATACCAAGTCAGCAGTTAATTAATCTAAGAAAAGAAAAAAGTATTGGTTCACAGAGAAGAACAATAAGGAAAAAGAAATATCATCAAAGCATCAAAGCCGCTAGAACCAAAAGGCTTAAAGAAACTTTGTCGATGATGAGGGCTGAAGGTGGATACTATAGTAGAAATATTAGTGACAACCAAAGAAAAGGAAATTACTCACCTCAAGAAGTTGATCTTGTAACTGCATTGTCAGAATATCCGAAGTATCTCGATGAAGCAGGTGTACCTAATAAGTTTGGAAAACAATTAGCGTCTAGAGTTAAGCACCTAGTAGCTACCAAAATTGAACCTATTGATAAATCTGTAGGTGATCCTCTTAGCAATCGCCAGTATACCGAACTCGATCAGAACCAACTGATCTTTAGATATGCTACTGCTCTTAATAAGGGAGATCAAGGTATAGCAGATCAAGTTATGTTTGAGTTACAACAACGAAGATTTTATAAGAACAACAGTCAAATCATACCAACAACTTCTGACAGAGTTAACAATGCGATAGACGATGAGCTTATGCAGTTATATACAGATAGCGAAGAAATAGGCATACCTTCGTCTGCATCATTTAAAGTAAGAAACTTATTGGGTAAGATTACAAATAGAGGAAACGAGTTAACTCTATCCTCAAGAACAGTTGCTCACAGACTTATGCTGTTAGGTGCAGAGTTCAATCCACAAACAACAAGCAAATCATTCAATGATTTTAGAACTGATGTAAGAAGGATTGGAGTTAATTTAACAAAGAAGGAGGATATTTCACAAAGCGTTGAAATGATCGCTCGTAGAGTTTTAACTTCTTCTGCGTTTGGTGAAGAGAAGATGGCATCTATCAGACGGGCAGCAGCTGAGTTTGGTTTTGAGCCAGAAGATACTATCGCTAAACTTGCTGTTGATGATTTAGATGCTTCTTCCGATAAGGCAACTCTTAAACAACTCACAAAAGATATTGGTGAAAGCTTTGACAGTACGCTCGAAGAAGCATTAACGTCTATTCGATCAGAAATGAGAGAAGCAATTTCCTATGTAATGAATGGGCTTATCTCTAAGAAGGGTGCTAGAAAAAGATTTCATAATGCTACTGTCTATGGAGATATGTTAGGAACGAGGTCTGGTTTTGATCCAAGTTCTCCAAGCTTACACTTTATGGACGACATTCCTTCTGAATATGCAAACGACTATGCGAGTGATTTGCTTCGTACACTCAAGCCTTCTACTGTAAGAGGAATAAAATCTTTTACACAAACAGACGATATGATCCCTTATTTTGTGGAAAGCTTAGAGGGTGATAATCTATTTGGTAATGGTATCAATGTTACAAACAGTCCTAATAATAATATAAAGAATAGCAAAGAAACTATTTTAGCAACTATCCCAGACAACTTTAAAGAATATGGTGAAGAGTTATTAGACGATTTAATTAATTTGCGGGATGGCATTAAATCAATGAGAGCGTTTGATAGGGCAGAACCAACAGACATTGCTCTTCAATATGATAAGGAAAAGGCTATCCTTGCTGACTTGCAAAGGATAGGTGCTACAAATCTACCAACTTCGAGAGTTGTTTTTATTAAGGACAACAACCCTATAAATATGAATAAACGTATGGCAGGTAAAGACCCAAGCATCGTAGCCGTTATGGATGCTATCGCTTCAAATACTACAAGAGCTATTGACAAAGACCTTATAGGTACATTCACACCAGAAGAAGCATACTCTATTTTTGTAGAGAAAGCAGGTGGTGGAATGAAGCTGAAGGAAGCTTTGAAAAAGGCAGGTTATACTTCACTTTCTGTAGGTAATAAAAAATCTATGATCGACCCTTTAAACATAAAGGATATAAGAAGTAGAGATTTTGTTGATGAGAAGTTCAACATGGGTGTTGTCCCGGCACCATCTGATCCAGTCCCATACCTCATAAAAGCTATGTCTACAGACAATGACACAGGAGCGGATGCGTTTATCCAAGTCGCAAGTGCTGCAGAACAAAGTGGTATACCTTCTAAAGTTGTAAATGTTTTAGATAAAGTGAGAAGAAAGAAAAATATCACAAGCGCAGAAGGTGCTGAAATTAGAAAGGCATCTAAGTGGTCGCTCACAAAAACAAATGCACAGGTGATGAGACAGAATGGGATGCACCATTCTGCTAACTTCTACGAGCCATCGAACGGAGATGCAGGTCACTTCGAGAGAGTGAACGCTCGAATGGGTAACTTCATATTGCCGTTAACACGTATGCTAAAAACTCTACCCGATAGCCCAACTGCATTAGGTAGATGGTTAAATGATGGCTTGATCCAAATGTATGATGCCGCAATAGGAAGAGAAACAGGAACAAGAGCAGCACAAGAACTTTCTCTTGTAAATGTTGATGGCAACAGAAGGTCTATGCAACCAATGTCTAATCAAAGAATAGCTGCTGCGTTGAGAAACAAAGCAAAGATTAACACCTTAAAGCCAGAGGAGAAGAAGGTCTTTGATTACGTTCGGTCTTACCTAGAAAATGCTATGGTTAGAATGAAAGAAAGTGGAATGGAAGTCGGTCACATCCGAGAAGATTATTTCCCACAAATATGGAGAAAGGACTTAATAGAAAAAAACTACGACATGTTTGTGCGAATGATGACCCGATATTTTCAAGCTGAAACCGAACTTACTTCAAATCGTACAAAGATTTTAGGTCAAGACGATGCAAGAAAAATCGCAGAAAGAGTTGCAAATAAATTAATTGACAACGATGGTATCATGCCAGATGCCAAACATTTTGCTGATCCAAATAAAATGTCTGTCACAGGTAAAGACGATCATACAGACTTTCAAAGATTAATACGACTAGATCAAGGTGGATTAAAAGCTTTTGTTGATCCACTCAGACCGAACGATAACTTAGGTCAGTTCCTTGAGAATGATCTCATGGTTGCGATGACTAAGTATAGTGATAACTTGGAACATCGCTTAGACATAACAAACAAATTTGGTGTTGGTGGTTTCGGTTTCTACGATTACCTAGCCGTACATGATGGTAAGCAAGATGCAATCAGCAGACTTTTATCCGGGGATAAGGTTCTTAAAAAGAATTATAAAAACTTTTTGAACTTGACGAAGGGTGTTGAGGAAGCACCAGAAGCCGTTGTCGCTACGTTCTCTGCTGATATTTTTAAAGCACCATTTCCTAACAAAGAAGCTACTCATACTCTTGTGAACGAACTTGTTTCTGATGCACAGAAAGGTGCATCTGTGTCACAGTTAAAACATAAAATTATGAATAGCTTGAACCTACAGAATGAACCTTCGCTTTCTGCAAAGAAAATGCACAAGAACTTTCAGTACAGAGCGGAAGCCATAGCGAACGCTCTCCACGAAACAAAAGGTTTTCAAACTGAAATGTCGAGAGATGATTTAGCTTTCGCTGACGGGATGATGAACACCACCATTAGAAAACCAATCGACGGATCAAATGGTCTATATAATTTAAAGACAGCAAGTAAACATTTGCGATCCTTTAATGCTGTAACCTTGCTTGGTTTCACAACTTTAACCTCTTTAGGTGATTTGGTTTTACCTCTAGTAAGAAGTGGAGACTTCGGTTCGTATAGAAGGGCAATTACTAAGATGATGGAAAACCCTGTATCGGGTAGTGCGTATAGGGACATGATAAGAAACATAGGTGCAGCGACAGAGAATGTTGTCCATGATCGAATGACTAAAGCCTTTGGTGTAGACAATACGAAGTTCACATCTGGTTTCTTTACAGCTACGTTACTTACAAACTGGACTGATATGATGAGAGATGTGAGTGCAGCTGTAGGCTTCGAGCATTTTAAAGCTCAACAGAAATTAGCTCTGGATTTCCCCGGCACAAAAGCAGGAAGGTTAGCCAAGAGACAACTCGAAGCGTATGGACTAAAGAGGTTCTACGAGGACAGCACGTTAAACATCGATTACATCATGGAAACGAACGGATCAGCTAAACCTCACGATGAATATTATACTTTGTCTGCTGCTGTCCATCGCTTTGCAAACCAAACAATCTTTACGCCTAATCAAAACGATCAGCCGTTGTGGGCGCAAACTCCAACTGGACAGATTATCTTCCAACTTAAATCATTCCCATTAATGATGACACGATTAGGAAGAGATGTTTTCCAAAAGGCTAGGAAGAACCCAGATGGTGACAGAGATTTACGACCACTTCTTTATTTTGCGGGTGCTGCCCCTGCTTTTGGTGCTGTTACTACAGGCACGAAAGACATTATTCAGTCGAGGGGTGGTGAAGATAATAGGCAAATGCAACTCAGAGATCGTGCGATGTCATCGAAGTCAGAACTTTTTGCTGAACTTGGTATGACACAAAGGCAAGATATAATCGCAGGTTGGTATTTAGATGGGCTTCTTACAATGGGTGGTCTTGGTCTAATTGGTCAGCTTTTCTACGATAGTGCATCTCAGATTGACAATGGTGATTATGGTGCATGGAGAATTATGGAACTATTCGCCGGACCGAGTATGGGTATTGCAAGAGATGCCATAGCCGTAGGTGCGGGTGCAATGGAGTATGGCTACGATGCACTTGGTGGTGAAACAACCAATGCAAAAGAAAGACAAATGTGGCGTGAGATCACAGGTCGAGTACCGATTGGAGGTCAGATCACAGGTGTCAAGGAATACTTTGTAGATAAAATCGCAGGTGAAAGAGAAGGCTAATGGCAAAACCTAAAGCCAAAACAAAAAGTAAAAAGGCAAAGATGCCATGCAACAAACCCAAGCGTGAAGTAAAAGGTAAGAAAAAGTTTGTCGTAAAGGCGTGTGCTAATGGCAAGGAAAAAATTATCCGTTTCGGGGATGCAAACATGACAATTAAGAAAGGTACGCCATCCCGAAAGAAAAGTTATTGTGCTAGATCGGGCGGAATAAAAGGGAAGTCAAACAAACTATCGGCTAATTATTGGTCGCGCAGAGCATGGAACTGTTAAAGGAGAAAATATATGCCTACTGTTGGAAATAAAAAATATCCATACACAAAGTCTGGAATGAAAGCCGCTAAGAAAGCTGCAAAGAAAACTGGTAAGCCTATGAAAAAGAAGAAGGGTTACTAATGAGCCTGTATAGGAATATTAACAAGCGAAAAAAAGCGGGGACATCTCGAAGTAAAGCGAAGTCAACGATCTCTCCAAAGGCTTATGAAAACATGAAGAAAGGTTTTCCTAAGAAGAAGAAGCGTTAGGCTGCCATACCTTTTATTATGTGGGCGATTACATCTACAGTAAATCCATTTCCAATCATCTTATATCTCTGAGAATTTGATACGTGATTGGTATAATTATCTGGCAGGGTTTGTAATCGTTCACATTCTAAACAGGTTAGTTTTCTCCAATGAAGCTTGTCAACACTATCCCATTCGTGGCGATCGTACGATCCTCTTCCACCCGATCGAACAGTCTTAGACTTATCTCGTATAGGGGAAGTGACAAGCATGTTTCCACTTCCTGCTTTGCCACCAGATTGTGATGTTAAAGTTATACCTTTACCATCTCTGCTGTAAATTCTATTACCTTGCCCACCATCATTGATCGTAGCAACTCTTACAGGTTTTTCGCAAATTACCTTTGGTTCTCTGTGACCTCCTTGCATCGTAGTCAATGCAGGTGATTTACCTGTTCTTCCATACACTCTTTTAATAATATCAAAGCCATTAACATCGGCTTCTGCTACTAGATGACAACCATCATTTAAGTTTTGAGCAAAAGAAAATACTAGCTGACGATCTCTTTTATTAAAGTATTTAGATATACTTCCCCCTTTAAAATAATTTGCATCCAAACAATAAGACTTGTCTCTATCTGTGTCGGCATCTTCAAGAATGTCAGACAACAATATGCCTAAGTCTTGTGGTGGATTAAAAGGGATGTTCGTCCAATATAAACGATTACGATTTTGAGCAGAAAGTAGAGCAGAGTTAATCAGAGTAGGCTCGCCTACGTCCATATACTTTGTAATTATATCCTTGCTCTCCTGCTTCATACGTACGTTTTCCAGCAAAACATATTTTGGTTTTACTTTGTCTACGATCCGCACGAACTCAAAGAATAATTTAGACCGGGGATCATCAAAGTTTAATTGCTTCCCGGCTAAACTAAATCCTTGACATGGTGAACCACCAACAACAACATCTATCTTTGGGAGACTGTCTAACTTAGGAATGATTTGGGTAACATCGCCTAAATAATCTATGTCATTCCAATTAGCTTTCGATACCTTTTGGGCATACGGATCAATCTCTGAAGAGAAGTATTTAGTTACAGGTATCCCGGCTCTTTCACATGCAACTCTATACATGGAGCAACCATCAAACAAACTTAAATGTATCAAATGTTATTTATCCTGCACTCTTGATAATGCTGATCCGATAGCCGTATATCCACCCTTATCGACCCAACTATCCTTGTGATCCAATGTGGTGAGCAGACGACAGGACTTTACCCAGTCCATCATCAAAGCCACATGTGCAGGTGTGATTTTACCATGCGTCTCGAAAGCATTTTTTGCGATTACGTTCCAACCTTGAGCGATGGCAGCATGATTAATGAGTACGTTGCCATAGTCTTTCGCTCGTGTTCCATGAACAAGGTCAACTGCTTCATCTAATGTTTCCTTCATTAGATTATTTATTTTTTCAATGCTGTCGTCGTAGTCATACATTGGACAAGCTCGCTAAGTTGTCATCGTTGACTGCACGAATTTCGAGCATTGTGTGTTTGCACTTGAGATCGACAAGCCGTTCTTTTTCAAATTTTAATTTGAGCTTTGCTTTATGAAAGTCGTCTGGATTTTTATTATCCAACTTCTCTTCTTTCATTTCTTTGATGCGACCTTGAATACTATCAATGTCTGCTTCCTTACGAATGATCGCCATGCGAACCTCCGCAAGTTCCATAAGATTACTTTTCTTAGCTTCTGTAATATCTTCGTTCATATTTTACCCGCCTTTTGGTGACACTTGAAATTGAGTATATTCGTTGCAGACTTCTGAAGCGTCCTTACCCTTCGAGCATAGCCACGATCCATCCTCCGATGGCTTCGAGTGGAGACAGAAGCGACACTCTGGCGGGAGGACAGGAGGTTGCCAACAAGCTTCCCTTTTGAAACACGACTTGCATCGCCAATCATTAGGTGTTGAAGCTACCCGCTCAGAGTGTCCATCAATCGCACTTTGTATCTTAATGAACATTTCGCCCCATTCCTCTTCGTCAAAAGGAATGATCTCGGCATGAAGTTGACTGTCATTTTTATTATAAGCTACAAATAGTGTGCGAGAGATTGCAAACATCGCCATCATCATCGTTGCTTGGCGATAGTATTTTCTATTAGCCGATTTAATCCCGTGCTTCTCAAACTGTTTAAAGCGAGCATCGTTCATCGACTTTATTTCGAGGATCGCAAGATCATCTGATCCATCCTCGAAGTTAACTAAACCATCAGCGTGGCACACAATGTGTCCACCGAGCCATTCTCTTCTGTGCTGTCTACCTGTCGTGTCATCTTTTTCCCATACACGTAGGTCGGCTCGTTTTTTTAAATCGTAGACAACCCAATCTTCAATTCGATGACCCGCAAAGAAAATTCTTTTTAGCCGGGGATCGGGTGTCACACTTGGGAAACCACGCAAGGACAGTTGCAATTCTGCGATGCAGTCTGTCCCTGCCATGCTCGCCCCAATGTAGTCACGGGCTATATCCTTCGGTTCACGAAGGTAGCCCGTGTCTATATCTGCAATAATTTTTGCAGCGAGATCACTCATTAGAATGGTATCTCGTCATCTGGCATGTCAACAGTAGTAGAGCCAGACCCTTTTGCGGGTGCTGATTTCTGACTAGCAATGTCGTCTGGATGAAAGAAGCTACCAATTTTAGTTTGTTGCTTCCCCATATACTCTTGCTCGTAGATGTTGACACCAACTTTTTTACCTACAAAAAAGTCTATGCCTTTTGCTTTATCTGGAGTTTCGTCCCCCAATATTTGCTGTATTCTCATCAGCCTAGACAGACCACGATTTTTTCTTTTAATCGCTTTGTCTTTAGCTTCTGGATCATTGTAGTTTCCACAATGAACAACGAGCCAATCTTTACAAACATTAGCATCGTTTTCCATCTCAACGACCATCTGTTTGTCAACGCCTTTAGTTTCAATTACCATATTTTTTATGGTCATTATGTGTCTACCTGCACCTGCTACGGGTTTTCGCAGTTCAACACCATCGAAGGATAAACCTTCTAAACCTTCCCATTCACTCATACATTTGCTCCTTTTTTCTGCATGGTTTGAAATTGATCTTTGGTCATCATTACTCTTTCGAGTAAGTCAGTTACCTTGTCCGTATTTTCTACGGGCGAAAGTCTACGATGGGGGTCACGAGCCTTGCCGATCCACCCCTTCACGCCTTCGGTGTAAATTTGTCTACGAACAATCGTCTTTCCTCCTTCTTCATCGGAGGTGCGAACCAAAGCAAAGACGTAATCAAAAAGAGAAGGTATCCACTTTGCGATCTTTGCTTGGGTCATCATTGGCATTACTTTATTAATGCCGTTTGCATCCTCTTGACTGTCAGCCAAGAAGGTACAAATAACATGACAATCTCTGTCACGTATCCACTTTAATGTCTTACGGATATTTGCTCCGTAAACATTCCACAGTTCAAAATTGCTTGGATGATCTTTTGTTTCGATCTCAGCATCTTCAAAACATCTTTGCGACAGTTCGGTACAGCTATCTACTGCAATCCATTTATACTCTCGCTTTTTAAATTCGTCGCTTGACACGTATCGCATCAAGTCAACAAAAGAATACCTATCCTTGATAGGTCGATTGAAGGAATGGAAGGGTAGATAATCGATCTCTATATTAGAGAGCGATGCTAACCCTGCTTCTCCAGAAAGAATTAAACCTTTCCCCCATTTATTATAATAGTCAGCGATGGCAGTTGTTTTGCCAACACCAGAATGACCATACAATGCAGTCTTAGTTGCACTACGAACTGCACTATCAGTCGTTGAAAACGGACTAATCACCATGTGTTTTTACCTTGAAAGTTGGGACACCCATCTTGATAGTAAGGGCATCACTTAGTTGAGATTGAACGTCACTATCTGACGCATCGAATTGACGTTTGTTGATCGTAAAGTTTACTGCTACACACGTCGGACGTTTACTCCCGGCAGGGAATAAATCTTCTAAAACTTTTTTATCCCACTCATACTTTTCGGGGATTTTAATTACTAAGGAATGAGAATTAGAATAGGTAATCTCGTACTCACCTATATCCTCTGGCAGTTCTGCCAACAGTTGACCCTTCTCTTTATCTATACGTTCTTTAAGCTCTTCCAGATCACTTAAAGATTGTGATAATTTTGCAGCAACTTCTTTTAATCTTGCTGTCTGAAGAGGTCTGTCTTTCTTAATATTATTTATTAAGTCATCCCATTCGGTTGATTGTTGAGTGTTCATTTTTTACCTTTAATAGTTTATTATGGGTTTACTAATTACACAACTTACGCTAAAAGTAGTGGATACGCAAGAGGAAAATTAAATGAAATTCGATATTCAGACTTTAATTGATGATCTTGGTGGTGCTTCGAGCGTCGCGAAGAAACTCGATATTGGCAGGACTGTCCCCTATGGGTGGACTAGAAGAAATTTTATTTCCTCCGCTTACCTTTCAAAAATCAAAGAGGTTGCACCGCACCTCGATATTAATTCTTACTTTGTGGAGGACTATAATAATGACAAACATAACGGAGGCAGCACTTGAATACTTGGACAGAGGTTGGGTAAGTGTACCGATCAATCCTAAAACAAAAGTCTGCCCTTTCGGATGGGGACAAATAAGCGAAAGCAAAACACTTCCAACACACGAAGAAGTTGAGAAATGGTTTGAACCTTATCCAAATTACGACATCGCTATCCTAACAGGTAGACTTAGTAATCTTGTTGTTGTCGATTGTGACAACATGGAAGCTGTTAATAAAGCTAAAGAGCTTGGACTAACTAGAACTCCTGTAGTGGTGGAAACCAAAAAAGGTTTCCACTTTTATTATTCGCATCCAACTGGTGACGCTTGGATCAAGAGCTTCGTTGGTGCAAATAACTCTGGTGTTGAGTGGGCAAAGTGTTCTGGTCTTGATCTACGTGGATCGAAGGGCATGGTATTCGCTCCACCTTCTGTTGGAAAATCGTGGCAACTAATGCCCGGTGCCGACTTCGATGATCTACCTATGTTTAACATGCCTACGATTGTTCAACCTAAAGTAGAGAGTAAGGTTATTAATCTCGAAGATTTTAGGTTAGAACATGTTAGCTTTGTTGGTGTTAAGCCAGAAGGCTATGGTGTTTGGGAAAGAACTAAAGAAGATGTTGATGAGCTTGGAAGAAAAATTGATGCGGGTGATGGTTGTCATTCAAGGATCGTATCGCTCGTAGGCGAGCTTGTAGCAATCGGCATGACAAATCACGATGTCTACAAAAAGTGTAGAGAGTTTTGTGACAACTTTATGTTGAACCCTTTTGATGACGACAAGATCATCAACACTATCGATGACATTACAAAGTCTGACAAAAGAAACCATCCCGAAAGAGATGTGGCTAAAGATGATATAATAAAGAAAGAAGAAAGCAAAGAACCAGACACAAGACTGATTACTGTCGCTGACATTGAAAGGCTTGAGGGGGAGTTAGGTTCGGTACAATATTTTGTTGAGCCATTCATTCCCACAACTGGAACGATCATACAGTTTCATGGATATTCTGGACATGGGAAGAGTACGTTTGCTAGACATTTACTCTACTCAACATCAGCAGGACAAGATGCCTTTGGTTGTTTCATGCTTCATCGTAGACCACGTGTTCTTTATTTAGATTTTGAAAACAGCCGTGCTAATGTTGTCAACTTCTTAAAGCAAGCGAGAGCTACGTATGGCGATGCAGGGGATCATTTTAAAATGTGGTGTCCTTTTGATAATCGAAGCATGATGAACTTAAAATCTGAAGTTGGATTAAATGCTTTTAAATATTTAGTCAAAGCATCTAAACCTAACATTGTTGTGATTGATACTATACGATCTGCCTTCCCAAGCATGATAGAAAATTCGTCGGACGATTGGAGCTATGTCAATGCGATTTGTTTAGCTTTAAGAAACGAAGGAATAAGTGTTATTCTTCTGCATCATTCCAACAAGCCATCTGACAATGGACAATCTGGTAGGGAAGCAGGATCAACAAATCAACTTACAGTTTTGGAAACTCAGATTAAGATTACTCAAATCTTCGAGGACGAAACGACTGCCAATGTAAAAGCAGGGATACATGATCCCGATGTTTTCTTAAATCTTCGCACACCTCCTGCTATTAAAACGGGTGAGGTTCTAGACCTAATGTACGAAATAAGGTATGGTAAAGTGCGAGAACCAACAAACGTACATGAGCCATTTCACCAGATCGGAATGGCATACGATCCAATCATGTCTACGTTTAGACCTGTTGCCTACAAGAGTGCAAAGCAAAGAGCCGTTATGTATGCACGAGAATGGGAAGATAAGTCTGGTGCAAAAAGACCTGCCCTTTCCAATGAAGAGATCGCTTCGAGAATTAAGAAGCCTTTGTATATGGTGAAGGAATGGACGGAAGAAATCAGAACAACAGATCACGCAAGTCATCTAGCGGAACTAAAGTCCAACCGATAAGATGTAATCCTATGGCACATGATCTTCGGCAACCGAAGTATCGTGTGCGTGTAGTTGAAGATCAAACTAAAAAAATATATCGACAGAGAAAGCACAAAAAAAATCCCCCCTAAGAGCCGTTTCTTCGCAGCTAGGGGGGAGGTTTGTGTTATTGTACTAACTATATTTTTCATATAGTTTTGGAGCAGAGTATACGAGAGGGAGGAACTCAATACTCTGTAAACTATAGTAACAACTAAAGTTATTTATGTAAACTATTATTTTTTTTGAACGTAGAGAATTTAAACTCCTCTTATCTCCGTTGAGGCACTACGTTCTCACTTCTCAGAAACGCAATTTCCTTTGCGTTTCCTCGTCCCTCGCACAACTACGGAGGAGTTTACATGTGTTCGCTAAAAAGTCAACCCCTACGAGCAAAATAGTTGTGTCTTTTTCACAACTGTGTTATATAAGTTATCAAAAATTTTGAGGCAGATAATTTGGCAAAACGACTTATCCTCTCCGATGCGGAGCAGGAGTGGTTAAAATGTAATCATTATAAATACACACACAGGCAACTGGGTAAAAAGTTTGGTGTCTGTGTGGATACAATGCGTCGGCAATTAATGAAGATGGAACTTCAATACTTTCCCGGTGCCAAGTATCAACGCAGGGTCGAACCTAAAAGATGGACACGACCTTGCTCAGTATGTGGCGATCGTACTCCTAGACCAAAGTACCAGTACAGATGCACCTCATGCCATGAGCGTGAAGAAGGAGTTGATCGTGGGGCATACAACAAAGATAAAAAAGTTCACATTTCACTAGGAGGATTTAATCTTGGCAAACCCACAGAAGTCTAAAGGCGATGCGTACGAAAGAGAACTCGCTACTTATTTAAACGAACAAGTGTTTGGAGAAGAACAATGTCAACGAGCGCCATTATCCGGGGGAGGAAAATCCGGCATCGTTATCGCAGGAGGGGCAGACCTCGTAGGTACGCCAGATGTTTTCATCGAAGCCAAAAGAGTAGAGAGGCTCAACGTGAGGGACGCAATGAGACAAGCGGAAAGAAACATTGATCGCTCCTCTACGAGTGACGTACCTGTCGTCATCACAAGAAGGAACAGGGAAGCTACAGGAGATAGTCTAGTCGTAATGAGAATGAAGGATTGGAAGAAATTGTATAGACAATTTCTTCTGTTCAACGGCAAGATCAAGGACGAACCACATGTAGTTTCACGTTAATGTTTTGAACATCACCATTACAACATCAACTTCAGTTTTAATATCTTTAGTAGACTGGAGTAAGAAAGTGATTGCAGAAACTATTGCGATCGTGTCAGCCGCCAATGCCGCCATCGGACAAATCAAAACATTAGCAGGACACGGGCGCGACCTCGCAAGTATGGGTAAACAAATAGGACTAGTCGTAGAAGCCGAAGAGAGACTTCGGGCAGAAGGTAATTCCAAGAAGAACAGTATTTGGACGAAGGCTTTTGGGGCTAAAGATGGCGCGACTGTTGAAGAATTTTTCCAACTAGAACAGATGAAACAGAACAGAAGAGAAATGGAAAGTCACTTCAAGCTCTACGGCAGACCGGGGCTCTGGAACGACTATGTAAAATTTGAAACTGAGCTTCGAGTTAAACGTAGGAAGGATGCCGAAGCAAGAGAGAAGGCTAGACGTGAACTGGTACAAACTGTTTACGTGACTGTTGGTGTTTCAATTTTTATAGGTGGTGTCGCCGCTCTTTTCTGGTGGGCATACAACAATCGGGGGTTTTTTTCGTGAATGAGAGAAATCATAATGCTTCTTATATTATATATGGCGTTTCAATGGACGCAATGGTATCCCCCCGGATGGCTATTCATAAGGTAATAAAATGATAGAGACTTTATTAACTTTAGGGATAGCTCTAATAGGTTCGGCAGGTTTCTGGTCTTACATACAGATGAGACAGAAGAGAACTTCATCGTATCAAGAAACTTTGAAGGAGCAGGTGGACAGGTTAGCAGACAAACTTGAAGCCTATTCGAAGGACAAAGAGGAACTGCTACGAGAGATCGGTGAACTCCGGGCAGAACTTGCTGCTGCTCACCAGACAATCAAGTACCTCGAAGAATTTTTAAGACGCAAATGATTTTATCTACGTTCGACAAAAACAGGCAGATCGGGAGAGCAGGAGAGTTTTTAGCAGCGTACGTTCTCACTATGTATGACATAAAGGTTGGTCACATTGATGTTACTGGCGATGACCTGTGGTGCAGAACCCAGAAGAATTTTTATCAATGCCAAGTTAAGACTACGATCGGTAAGTATCTCTCCTCGAAGGAGAAGAGACTACCCAAGTACCACTTCCAGTTGAAGAACAATCAAAACTATCCCGGTGTTTTTATCCTAGTGGCTTTGGATACGAAGCTTATTTTGTGCAAGAAATGGGACGATATACCTGTAAAAGTATTTAAAATAAGACCAGAAGAATTTACTGAGGAAGCTCAAGACAAAAGCATAAAAAGGATTTTTAAATGAACCCGACACATATAATCGTACATTGCTCTGCAACACAGCCAAACTGGATGTCAGATAAAACAGCCGTCCAGCAAATGAAAGAAATTGATAAGTGGCATCGTGAGGATAGAGGATGGCGAATGATAGGATACCATGCGGTCATATCCCGTAATGGTGAAGTTGTACAGGGAAGGGAGTATAGTGAGACGGGCGCTCACGCAAAGGGTTGGAACAACAAAGCCATCGGCATCTGCCTCGTCGGAGGTTTTGGTTCTGACGCTGAAGATCGTGCGCTCGAACACTATACACCTGTACAATTAGCGGCACTCTACGATCTAATTAAAAAGCTCCAAGTCCAGTACGGGATTAAAAACGATAACGTCATTGGGCATAACAGAATTTCGAGCAAAGCTTGCCCCGGCTTTCGGGTACAGCGATGGCTTGCCGGGATGACTTTATCAGAAGCTACTGCCTCGAAGCCCGAACGAACGAAGGCGACGCAATCGAAAACAGTCAAGGCTTCAGCAGCAACTCTTGCCGCTTCAGCCGGCTCCGCAACCGCCGCTCTATCTGGTCTGGGAGAAATCACGCAATACATAATCTTAGGATTTGCAGGTGTAAGTGTATTGTTCTGCATCTTCATAATGAGAGAACGTATCAAAGCATGGGCTGAAGGGTGGAGGTAAAATATGTTAAGCCGTTTACAATTATACGGGTTACTTGCATTGGGCTTCATGCTCGGACTGATCGGGATTTACAGCGCAGGCGTGATGCGAGGACAAGACAAAGTAAAGAGGAAGCTCGACCAGAAGAGGATCGACAACCTCACAACTCAAAAGGAAATCGAAAATGAATTGGATGCTCTTAGCGACACTAGCCTTTCTGATCGGGCTACTGAATGGGTGCGCAAAGATAACGAGTGACACCTACTGTGACGTAGGATCACCGATGTACTTCGGAAGCGATCGTACGATCGAATGGCTGATGAAGAACGACAAGCCACTCGTAAAAGATATACTGGCAAACAACGAAACCTATCAAGAAATCTGTGGACATAATTCATAATGTGGGTTCTCGTTATCTTAATGTTCAATGGTATGGGTCAATTTAAAATTGGAACAAGTGAGATGATTTACTTTGACAAGATTGCTTGTGAACATCAGAGGTCTATTCAAGATCAAGCTCTGGAAAAAACCAAACCCTCAGAACATGCGTACTTTATAACTTCTTGCTTTCAGATGCCAGAAGTTAAAAAAGTAGGAACACTATTATAATAAAAAAACGCGCGCGTTGTGTACAATACACGTATAAAGGTTCATTAATTTACGTGACGTTAGCTTTGACAAGCGACAATTTGCCCTATAATCTCATAGTTTCCTGCAAATTTCTTACGTGATCCCACGATTTTTTTAAAAAAATGAAAAAAAATTCACAACTCCCCTTGACAAAAGGGTTGCCAATACGCAACTATAAAACATCTCTACTTGAGATGGTCTTAAATTCACAACAAGAGGAGGAAAATGTGAGTGAGAGCATTAGACTAGAGCTAACTCGTATGGAGACAAAGCTCGATACTAAGATGGATGTTATTATATCCATGCTTAGTACCATGTCTGGTGTTAAGAATAACAAATCTGCACCAGACCTAACAACGTCGGAGATTTCATATTTGCGTGGTCTTACAACAAGACAACATTGTGTAGCACAAATGCTATTGCAAGGCAGTCTTAACAAAGACATCGCAAGTGTGATGCAAGTATCAGAGAACACAGCCAAGCTACATGTACGTGCAGTCTGCATGAAAGCCAATGTTCGTTCACGTAGTGAAGCTAGTCTGATATACAAACGGATCGTTGACAACATTGATCCAGAGGAATACCTGCAACTTTCACGTGGGCTTCCGATCGATTGGTTTGTCAATCTTCAAGACCCCGATCCATACTTTCATTTGTATGAACCATTCAGAAAGGCAGGTTGATATGAGAAAGCACAAAGGTCGAATGTTTACTATGAAGAAAAGATCAGTTGGGACACAATCCCCACCCATACAAATTAGGAGGAAAGAAGTATGGCACTACAATTAAAAAAACGTGATGGCATCTACTATGCAGTTGGAACAGTAGGTGGAAAAAGAGTTAGAAAATCTCTTGGTACTAGTGACTATACTGTAGCAAATAATGTTAAACGTCAGTACGAAACTCATATACTTAATAGGTGGTCAGCCAACAACAAAAGTATTTTTAATGGCGATACAGTTGTAAGGAATGGTAGTTCTATAATTGACGGAATTACTGCACCTCCTTTCGAGGACATAGCAGATAAATACATACTCTCCCCACGTACGGGATCGAGTAAGAGTAGTAGGCATTACGCCGAATTTCATAAGAAACATTTTGGTCATATACCCATTGACCAAATCACAGAAGAAACAGTTGAAGAGTACATCGAAAGCTATCATTTAGCACAAGGAAACACAGATGGTACAATCCGAAGAGACTTAGTAGCTTTACAATCAGTCTTAAATTTCGGAGCAAAGTTAGGTCATAGACAAGAAATATCTTTGACTAAACCTTCAGACAACCCACACTCTACAGAGACTGTTACCGAAGAGGAACAGAAAATTATTTTCTCGCATCTCAACGAGGAAGCAAATCGTCTCTGTACGTTCATTGTGAATACAGGCTCTCGTCCAATCGAAGCATTACGTTTGACGGGAAAAGATATAAACTTTCGTGAGAGATTAGTAACACTACGCTCGAAGAAAGGTAAGGGAAGCAAGGAGAGATCACGTCAAGTTCCAATGAACGATGTTGTTCTCGAATTGATAGGGTCAGACATCGAGAAACATTCTCATGTGTTTGACCAAGCATGGCATCGAGAAAGGTTAGGAAAACATTTCGTAGATGCTTGCGATAAAGCAAAGGTTTTAGACAAGACATTATATTGTTTAAGACATACGTTCGCCACTCGACTTGCTAGGAATGGCGTACATCCTAAAGTGCTTGCTGACTTATTGGGTAACTCTTTAGTCATGGTGGAAAGATATATGAATATGACTTTATCTGACCATCGTAATGCGGTTATGTCTCTGTGACAGACACATAACTGTAACTAAACACTTCGACGTGTGTTCGAGTGGACGTAGAAAAACAAGGGGTGCAAAGCCAAATTGTTTGGTGCTGCCGAAGAGATTTGAACTCTTGACCTCTCCCTTACCAAAGGAACTACGTACCCAAAGACACACAACAGAAGTTACTAATACGACTTGTTGTTTACAACAAGTTAACAACTTCAACGCTCCACTTTTATAGGTGTGGCACAAAATAGGGTACAAAAGAATGTTAAATGCAGTAAGAAAACAACAGTATGTTACGCTCGCAGTCGTAAGATACATTATAAGAAGTGAAGATGGAACTCCTCGTGGGGGATTTGCTTCATCAAATCCTAAAGATTTGATGGGTGACATTTTTATAGGTGCTATAGTCTTTACCTCATTAAAGATTGAAGAGGGGGATACAGTCATGTGTACTGTCGAGCCATCAAACACACCGAGAAAGGGTAAGCATCATGCCTATTGGTTCTCAGTTAGAACACAAGTTCCAACTGAAAAGCAGATGAGATTGGTTCAAGCTAGTGGCTCTTTACCAGAAGCTAATACACCTTTTAATACACAGATCACTAAACAACTAAAGACTTTAGTAAACAACCCAGAAGAAGATGTGATACAGCACTCGTTCCCAACCTTCGATGAGGAAGCTTTAGAGCAGGGTGTGGCTGACATTTTACTAAAGACAAATGACGAAGGTGAACTGATGTTGTGGCAAACTATCGATGTGTGTAGAGAATTGGTCGATAAAGTATGGTGGCAAGACAAAGATGAGATGGATGCTTTAAGAAGAAAAATAAATAAGAAGTTAATCCAGATGCAAAGAAAGGTGAGGCAAGGTAGAGAAATTCTATACGTTGAAGTGAAAAGGTCTTGCTCTAAACAAAATTCTAATCACGTTGGTAAGAAAGCTTGGGGTCTGCACGGAGTAACCATTCGCTTACCATACGCAAGTTGCGATTAATATTTAGCACGTGGACTGGTGCGACTGAGTAAATTAAAAGAATAAAAAAAATAAAAAAATTATTTTGATTTGCTCAGTTCCATCACCCGCTCAACCTTTTTCCAAACGTCGTCCTTGCCCTCGAACTCCTTGCGTACTTTCGCAAGGAGTTTTTTCTTCCACGCATCATCACGTAGGCACAACGACATACCTAACACAAGCATGTCGTTGAACTCCATATCTCCACGAATAGCTATCTGAACGTAACCATCGTCACTTACCGCGAGTACGGGCGTATCACTCGTAACGTGTACTCGCTTGCGTATGTTC